TGACGATATTTAACTTGCCACTTCCAAGATTGTTTATGGTGTTTTTCTCGTTTTTTACACCTGTGAATAGCTCCCAAGTTAAATGTATCCCTGAGATAGATAATAACTTCGTGAGAGGTCATTTCTACGCAAATAACAGGTGTTCCAGCTCTCCTATCAGGTCTATTGACAACAGCCACATAGCCTTCTCCGTCTATTAATCCTGCCGCGTAGGCGTGTGCTTCGTTAGATAACCCCATGAATCTCCTAATTTTGGTTCAACTTTAGAGGGAATTCTTAATTCCATACAATTTTCCATTAAATCTTTAACTATTTTAATTACTTCTTCCTTATTATCTAAAGGAATAGATAAATTTAATTCATCATGTACTTGAATTTGAGGAATTATCCCTGCATTTTTAAGTGCTAACATTGCTTTTTTTGTTTGATCAGCAGCACTTCCTTGAATTAATCTATTGAGCGCTTTGTAAGTAAAAGCTCTCTTAAGTCCTTTTCGCTGAGTTAATACATATTCCTGGTGTGCTTCTTTATAAGGAAGAGGTTTTTGCAAATCAAAAGTTGCTGGTTGCCATAAATCAAAACGACATCTACGTCCTTCTAAAGTTCTTAAGTAACCACTACTATTTGCCCAGTGCATAGCCTCTTCAGTTAATTTTTTTAAAAAAGGAACTTGCGCATGATATTTTTTAAATAAAACATCTGTTTCTTCTTTGTTTAATCCTAATTCATTTCCTAATTTAAGTTTACCCATTCCATAAGACAAACCTAAATTAATTGTTTTAGCTGTCTTTCTATCAATGCCCGCAATGTCTGCTACAGCTTGATGAAAGTCTGGATCTTCTTGATGATAACGATCTACTAGTTCTTGAGTTCCTCTCAATCCTTTTCCACCATTAATCCCTGCAGCAAAGTGTAATAATATTCTTGGTTCTTGTTGAGAGTAATCAAAACTTCCCCAAGTACAATTTTCATCAGGAATAAAAATACTTCTAATAAGAGGACCAAGTTCTGGATGACGGGCCGGGATCTGTTGTAAATTAGGATGTTGCATAGAAAGTCTTCCAGAAACCGTTCCACCTGTTTCAGTTTTTAATTGATTAATATCAGCATGTATCCTTCCTTTATGTTCATGTCTTAAAATAGAATCAATAAAAGTTGTTCTTGCTTTATTAATCTCCCTGGCGTTTACAATCATCTTTGGTAAATCATGAGAATGATTAACTAAAAATTGTTTATGAAAACTTGGTGCATTAGTTTTTTCTGTACGAGAATAACTTAAGCCTACGGAATCAAAAGCTTTGGCTACACTAGAAGCTGCCCAAATTTCTACATTCACTCCTGTATCTTTTTTTATTTGTTGTAAAATAGACTTTTCTTTTTTAGCTAAATCTTTTTTTATTTGATCTGCTTTTTCTAAATCTACTCTTACTCCCTTCCATTTTATATCAATAAGAAGAGGAAGAAGATCCGTTTCTAAATTAAATATATTATGTAGTTCTTGTTTTATAATTTCTGGTTTAAATACATTCCATAATTTTAATGTTAACTCTGCGTCTTTTTCTGCATACGGTCCTACTACCATGGCTGGTAACAAATGCATTTCCCCTTTTGGGTCCACACCGTGTTCTAATGCTTTTGAATATAGTTCATCTTCTTTTTTCCGTTCGCCCAAATATTCTTTAGCTAAATCATTAAGACTATAATTTTTTCCTTGAGAAGTTCTATTTTCATCAATTAAAGGTGCTGCAATCATTGTGTCAATAATACGACCTTTAGTTTCTAAACCCCATTGTCGTAACCAACCCACATCATAAGATGAATTGTGAAACACTTTATCACACGGAAGATCTAATATTTTTTTTAAAGATTTTTTAAAAAAATTTTCGTCAAAATTTCCACCACCTTCGTGAGCCACAGGAAAATATCCTTTCCATCCTTCAACAGCTACGGCAACGCCAATAACTTTTCCCTCGTTACGAGCCCATCCTGGTCCTTTAGTTTTAATTCCAGGATCATGAGTTTCTAAATCTATTGCTATTTCTTTTGCATCTGAAAGATCTGGAATTCTTTCAGGAGGTAGCCATTCAACGTTTTCCATAATGTTTCTCCAATAAAAGTTCTGCGTAATGAATTACTTTTTCAATGTCTTTTCTTCCTTCTCCTTTTTTATTGTGTCTCGTTACATACTTCACAATGTTTCCTTCACACCAACCAAGACCATTATCAACAATATAATCAATAGGCTGAATTTTACAGTCCTTGTAATGATGACCTTTAACTTGTTTATCTTTGGCGCTTTTGATGGTCATAACGTATCTCTCCAAATTCTATTTCTGTTTCAGGTGCAACAACATGTAATTGTTTTTTTGCTCTTGTCATTGCTGTGTAAAAAACTCTTCTCATTTCTTCACCGTTTTTATAATATTCTTCTAATCCCTTTCTTGATATATCCGTTAATAACATAACATTGTCAGCTTCGCCACCTTTTGCTCCATGAATTGTAGAAACTGTTATTCTTGGGGGTTTTTTAAGATCTTCTTTTTTCTTTAATAATGAATTAATCATGCGTTGTTCTCTTTCACTCATCCGATCGAGAGCCGCGTGCCACGGTGTTTCAATCGAAATAAGTAAGCCGTGTTGACCTTTTAAATCTTCATAAGTTAAAGTTTCGTCCTCTGTGACTCCTAAAAGTTTTTTAGCACCCCATTTTAGTCCTGTTTTAGAACTAATATATTTATATATAAGTTTAACTTCATCTAAAAATAATCTCTCTCCTTGTTGAAGTTTTTGCCAAGCAAACATAGCATCAATAGATTCTTGAGAGACAGAAAAGAAACCTTTTCTTTTAAAATAAATTCCTTGATTTCTCATGTCACTACACATTTTATCTAAGTGATAACCTGTAGGTGCCAATAACAACCATTGACCCTCTTTAAACAAAGATAAATCTTTGTAATTAGGAAATTTTATTAATCCTTTTTCCTTACAAGGATTCCAGATCTTAGGTTCTCTATTTTTATTTCTATTAATAAGAGAAATAGCATAAGGATGAACTGAAGCTGGAATACGATAAGATTGTTTTAAAACATCTTTAATACTTCCTTCTCTGTTAGCACGAGATAATAAAGCATTAACATCCGCTCCTGCCCATTGATAAATAGCCTGGTCATCATCACCTGCAATATAAACTTTTTCTGAACGTTCAATTAATTTATCTACCAACTTCCATTGAAGAAAACTTAAATCTTGTGCCTCATCAATAATAAGAACTTTAAAAGAAGGAATTTTATCCTCTTCCATAATTAATCCCTCAAGCATATCCGTAAAATCAAATAAGGTCCGAGCTCTTTTAAATTCTTTAAATCCCCTATCCAACTTATCTAACTTTTGCCATCCTCCATCTAAGTGCCCATGTTTTTTAAACTCTTCTTCAAGAGAAGTTTGTTTAACTCTATAACGATCAATAAGAGAAAGATATTCATTATCATGTAATGTAGCCCCAAATTCTTCTAAAGAAGAAGTAGGATTATAAATATGCATTCCAATTAAATCAGAAAATTCTTCATAATCGTCATCTTGTAAAATAGAAGTTTTATCTAGGTGTAAACAAAAACGAGCTAAAGCATGCAGCGTTTTAAAATAAGGAAAATCTTTATGTTTCTTATTAAATTTTTTCACAGCTCTGTTAATTGCTTCCTTTGCTGCTTTTTGAGTAAAAGAAAAATAACCTATTTCATTAGGTAATGTTCCCTGAGATAATTCTTCATTGACAATATTAAGAAGTGTAGTTGTTTTACCTGTTCCTGGAGGACCAAAAATAAACTTAATCATTTTAACACTTCATTTTTAATAGGTTTGTAATGTAAGATTAATTCACTTTCTATTAATTTAATTTCTTTTTCCGTACATTCAAATTTTTGAATACAATACCTATCAAAAGTTATTCTTTTTTGATGAGTTTTTAATCGTGTAATAAAATTATTAGTCTGACCAATATAAATTATATTATGTTTATAAAGTAAAAAATAAATATAAAATTCTTTTAATAAAGTTTTAACTGACTTAGAATTTTTTAAAATATTTAATTTCTTTTTCCAAGAAGAAAAATCAAGGTGAGGATTATCTTCTTCTAATTTTTGCATTGCGTGTTTCTTTCTCCAATAACGACTGGTTCTCATTTTTTTAAAATCAGATGAGGGAAGATGCCAATTTTCACTATACATAATACAACGAGCAGAATAGGCAAAATATTGATTATTAGGTTTCTTATTATATTTTTTAATGGCTTCTTCTATCGTTAAAGCATCCACACAATCATAATCACTTCTATAAAGAGAAGGAATATAAGGATACTTGTGTCCATAAACAACGTAACTACCCATAATAAATCTCCAAGCGTTTTTTCCATTTATCACAGTATGTAGAAAACATTTCTGGAGTTAAATGAAATTGTTGAAAATATCCATCTCGACTACACATTAAAATATAGCCTTGGCTAATGTTTGTGCTAAACATATAATTATGCGCCATAGCATAAGCCGACAGCTGCAGATAATAATCTTCAATCCATTCTTCTTTTTTAGGTTTATTAGTTTGTTTAAAATCAATTATAGCAGGTTCACCATCAAATATTCCAACAGCATCTGTGGTCCCTGCATAATTTTCTCCTGCTAAATGAACTTCACAACCCCATACTTCATCTATGTTAAAAAAAGATCTTCCAATAATAATGTTTGCCATTTCTCTAGCTTGTCTTCCAACTGGAGTATCATCAAAATATTTTAAATTTCCTTCTTCTAAAATATATTTCTCTAAACATTTATGAAGAGCCGTTCCTACAGCTGCAGCATTATCTCTTATCTTTTCAGCTTCCGCTTCTCCTACTCTTTCTCTCCATTTTTTTAAAGAATCTTGTTTTTCTTGTGGCTGAGTTTTTTTAAGAATAGTTGTTACTGAAGGAACTTTAAGCGCTCCAAAACTGTAAAAACGTTCTTTTCCATCTATCCTTTTAAAATCTTTGTATTTATATTTTTTATTTATTTTCATTAATCTATCCTATCATATCTTTTACTTAAAATTTTTCTTACTCGTTCCCAATCGTTTCTTATTTTATATTCCTGGGGAGTACGAGGTTCTCTTAAAGCTTTTTTGTCTAATTCAATTTTTTTACGAATTAATTTTTCTTCTAAAGATTTTTTAACCATTAAAACCTCACATTCGTTGAGTTGCTATAACTTTTATAAATATCAGAAGTCTTACATTTATTACAAATTCTATTTCCAGCTCCCCAACTGTCAAATTCTTTGCGACAATTAAGGCAATTTCTTTTAGTATAAGTTACTTCTACGTTGTCTTTTCTTTTTGTTAAACCATTTGGTGTTCCTGCTACACGAGCCATTGTTTCATCTCCTCTCCTAATACTTCCGT